GAGATTGCTGAGCTAGAGCGTATCAAAGGCTCGGCATTTAACCCTAATTCAGTTCAGCAGCTACGCATGTTATTGTTCGACATGCTTAACCTAACTCCAATACACAAGCTAACCGGTACCGGAGTGCAAAGCACTGATGCAGAAGTCTTGGAAAGTCTAGAAGACCAGCATCCGATTGTTAATTGTCTACTAACAATTAGAAAGCTTAGCAAGATTAAGAATACCTACGTAGACAAGCTACTGATTGAATTAGACAAAGATAATAGAATCCGCACAGGATTTAATCTAACTACCACCACTAGCGGTAGGCTATCTAGTTCTGGTAAGTTTAATGCACAACAGATTCCTAGAGATGAATTTAGGATTAAGGGTGCTATTAAAGCTAAGCCTGGCTATAAGATAGTATCGCAAGACTTAAGTACGGCAGAAGTTTACTACGCTGCTGTACTATCTGGTGACAAGAAGCTTCAGGCAGTTTTCACGCTTGGTGGAGACTTACACAGCACAATTGCTAAGATGGTGTTTAACTTAGCTTGCAATGCAGAAGACGTAAAAAGCCTATTCCCTGCGCTTCGTCAAGCTGCTAAGGCGATTACATTCGGAATCCTATACGGTTCAGGACCGGCTAAAGTAGCCGAGACAGTAACAAAATCAGGTAGTCCAATGAGTGTCTCAGAAGCTAGAGAGGTTATCTCTCAGTACTTTGATACTTTCAAGCAGTTAAAGCGTTGGTTAGATCAAACCAAAGCACAAATTGAACAAGATGGGTATATCTACACCAGTATTGGTAGAAAGCGCAGGCTAGGAAATGTGTTCTCCCCAGACAAGGGCATTGCTTCACACGAAGTGCGTTCAGGGGTAAATGCTTGCATTCAGTCGATTGCTTCTGATATTAACGTATTAGCGGCTATTGATATGCAAAAACATATTTTAGCGCACAACATGAACTCCAAGATTTTTATGTTAGTACACGACTCAATTGTAGCTGAAGTACCAGAGAACGAAGTAGACGCTTACAAAGCTTTACTAGCCGCTTACACTCAAAAGGATCGAGGATTTAGTATCGCAGGCTACCCTATTGGCATTGACCAAGAAGTCGGCGATGATTATAGTTTTGGCAAGTTTGAAGCTAAGTTTGGGGAGCAATACAATGCGTTTTTACGAGATAAAGTTTCCAGCTTTTAAAATAGCCGACGATGTAAAACCTTATAGTTTAGGCACTGCGCTACTAGTAGACAAAGCAGACAACACTACGCAAATACTTGACGACACAGCTGTTCCGGGGGAAACCCTGGGACAGCGCAGGTTGTACATTTTAATGCATCAACCTAAAGCACCACTTTTTAAACTCTCACAGCCTATCTATTCAATTAGGGACTTGCTACTAATAAAACATAGAAACTTTATTGATTCTGCTGGTAAAGTTTTTAAGTACTACAAGTCGAATAGTGGTACAGTAGAGTCTTATCTCATAGAGAGTATCGAGCCTAGAAACGGAGCGTTTATACTTACTTGCAAAAATTTGCACTGTAAGTTTGTACTATATTCTGCGCCGGAGATAGGTACAAAGTATGCTGAAATTATACGCGTGGACCTAGGCTTTATACTTTATAATCTTAGTAGTGTGTGCGTAAAGCCTTATAAAGTACGCTTATGAAAGCAGTAATTAGCAATAGAATTATACTAAATGTAACACCTGAACTAGCCAAAAGCCTAAGCTCAGCACTAACTTATAGAATCATAAACTCTAGCACTATTCACACAGGCAGACCTACAATAGTTAAAACCTGGGCTAGAATCAGTGATTCAGTTATAAGTATACCTGTGGGCAGACTAGACCTAGTGCCAGAAGACTACGAGATAATTGATAAACGAGTAACTGTGCCAGTAGAACTGCCAGAGTTTAAATTTGCTTTACGAGACTCTCAGCAAGCAGTTTATGATGCTGCCACAGAACTAACAATATTAAATGCTCCTGTTAGCTGGGGTAAAAGCTTTACAGCACTGGCTATAGCAAAAAAGTTCTCACAAAAAACTTTAATTGTAACTCACAACACCATGCTGCGTGATCAGTGGGTAGCAGAAATACAAAAAAGCTTTGGATTTACTCCCAGTGTGATTGGCTCAGGCAAAGTTGATACTTCTGGAAGGATAGTAGTTGCTAATATTCAGACTTTAGTAAAGCACATAGATGCTTTATCCAGTACCTTTGGTATGCTCATACTAGACGAAGCGCACCACTGCCCTAGCACTACATTTAGTAATGTTGTAGACAGATGCAAAGCTAAGTATAAACTAGGTTTAACAGGCACACTAGAACGCAAGGACAAACATCACGTGGTGTTTAGCGACTATTTTGGATTTAATATCTTAAAGCCTGAAGCTGAAAATTACATGAAGCCAGAAGTTGTGATTATTAAATCTAGTATAGTATTTCCAGAACGCGGCTGTTACGCAGATTCCGTTACAGAGCTAGAAACCAATACTCCGGAGTTTTTAGAGTTAATAGCTAGCCTAGCAGACTCAGCTGCTGCAGCCGGGCATAAAGTACTTGTAGTAGGCTCTAGAACTGCCATGCTTGAGCTAGGACCAGAAGCTTGTAAGTACAAAAGCGAATTTATCACTGGTAGTATTAAAAGTCTAGAAGAGCGTAATGTTATACTAGCTGGTTTAACCTCAGAGTACGATATTCTCTGGGGCACTATCAGTATCTTTAGCGAAGGTATTAGCCAGAGCGACTTAAGCTGCATTATTTTAGCCTCTCAAACAAACAACGAGCCACTATTAAGACAGTTAATTGGCAGAATTGTACGTTTAAAAGACGGTAAAAAGCAGCCTTTAATTGTAGATATAAATCTACAGGGGCCTACAGCAAAGAAACAGGCCAGAGCCAGACTGGCGCATTACATGAATTCTGGTTATCGAATTAGAACAATAGATAAATAAACTTGAAAATACCTTGTGACTCCGGTATAATAGTATTTCGATGTTAGAGAAACCCATTTTCTTTTCATGGCAAGCAATTACAAAGCATGCCAACAATGATGTATACAAGATTTACAAAATCTTTAAAACACGGGAGTATAAAAAATTCCCAGGATATAGTTTCTTACTGCGACCAGATAGTTTACTAGCTGAACACGATCTTTATACTATAGAGATCGTACAGTATATCTACCTAGCTGCTAGAAGAAACTACTTTGACGCTAAGTTTTTGCACAATAGTAGATTACCTACTTACTTTGTACAAGCAGAAAACTTAGATAAAATTAAACAAAATCGACTACTTGATATAGTAGGCTCAGAGATCATTTTTAAATACGAGGAAATATATGGCAATTAAGTTTGGTGAAGTTTCAGGCAAGGCAAAGAAGGGCGCATCCAGCTACGCATTCAAGGATGGCGATCAAGTTATTCGTATCTTTGGCGATGTAGTGCCACGTTATGTGTACTGGATCAAAGGCAAGAATGACAAGGATATTCCTGTGGAGTGCCTGAGCTTTGACAGAAACAAAGAAAAGTTTACGAACAAGGAACGAGATTATGTTCGTGAGCACTATCCTGAGCTAAATTGCTCTTGGGCGTACGTAGTGCAAGGCTACGATGTCGCAGAAAAGAAGCCAGTAGTTATTAATCTTAAAAAGAAGTTGTTTGAGCAGATTCTCAATGCTGCTGAAGACCTTGGCGATCCTACTGATCCCGACGAAGGCTGGGATATTGCTTTTAAGAAGGTAAAGACTGGCTCACACGCTTTTAACGTAGAGTACAACCTGCAAGTACTTCGTTGTAAAAAGCGTGCTCTCACTGACGAAGAACGCGAAATGATTGCTAATGCTCCGTCTATTGAAGAACTTGTACCTCGGGCTACTGCTGAAGATCAGCGTGCTTTTCTAGAAGGTCTGCTAACAGCTTCGGACGAAGATTCTTCAGAGTCTGTGCCCCCAGAACTACAGCGCACTACTCCCACCAAGGCTCAAGCCTCTGACGACGACATTCCATTCTAAAGTAACTACGCCGAGCCTTGTGCTCGGCGTTTTTATCTATGCCTAATGAAAATACTATTTACCGCTGACTTACACATAAAACTCGGACAAAAATCCGTGCCAGTTGACTGGCAAAAAGCTAGGTTTAGGTCCTTATTTAAGCAATTAGCTAGCACCTATAAAACTTATAACTGTGATTATCTGATAATTGGTGGCGATGTATTTGATAGGTTAGCCACTTTAGAAGAGCTCAGTCTGTACTTTGAACTACTAGATATAGTAAAGCAAAATAAGCTAAACACTTATATTTACTCTGGTAATCACGAAGCAGTTAAAAAGTCCACTACATTCTTATCTAGTTTAGCTGAGATCACTAGCACAGCCACAGGTAGCTACGCTACGATCTTAGATGACTACGCCTGCATTGACGATCTAATAGACGTTATCCCTTATAACAAGCTCAAAACCTTTGAATCCAACGTCACTAGCTTTCCTACTAGCACTAGAAAACTACTTTGTACGCACGTTCGTGGAGAAATTCCTCCACACGTTAAACCTGAAGTTGATTTAAGTATTTTTGATAGCTGGCAGTTAGTGTTAGCCGGCGATCTGCATAGTTATAAAAACTCACAGAGAAATATCTTATATCCGGGTAGCCCAGTAAGTACTAGTTTTCATCGCTCAGAAACTGAAAATGGAGTTCTAGTAGTTGACACAGAAACTTTGGCGCATGAGTTTGTAGTACTAAATCTACCACAACTAATTAGAAAAACCGTCAGCTCAGAAGCTGAAATGGTTCAAACCGAGTTTCATCACACAATCTACGAACTAACCGGAGACATTTCTACTGTAAACGTAAAAGTCACTTCCGAATTACTAGACAAAAAGATTATACGAAAAACTAGTAGGTCTGCGTTAGAGTTTAGCAAAACCATGAGCATGCGAGACGAACTAGTGTTATATTTAGACAAGGTTCTAACACTAGAACCAGCTAAAATCGAAAAAATTATACAACTATACGATGATAACATTAAAAACACTGAGTTGGAGTAATGCTTTTTCCTACGGCGACAACAACTCTATAAGTCTAG